GTCGGTGGTGGTAGTGTAGGCTCAATTAGAAACAATATCAATGATGCATCTTCTGCATATGCAATCATAAAGCCAGACAATACCAATGCAGGTTGGATTGTAGGACAGAAATTATCTGTAGGACCTGTTGTTGCATTCACATCTACTGTTTATCAGTCAGGTTATAGATTTAGTGTTAATGGCTCATCTTATTTTAGTGACTATCTTGTTGCACCTGGTGGTATTCATGTCGGAGGAACATCAGACCCTGGAACTGATAATCTATTTGTTGATGGTTTCACATACTCACTTGGTGGTCTTCACGTCGGAGGAACATCAAATCCAGGAACTGATAACTTAGCTGTTGATGGTTACACATACTCACTTGGTGGTCTTAATGTTGGTGGAACATCAGATCCAGGTGATGATTGCTTACGAGTGACTGGTCACGCGACTTTTGGAAAAGATACAACAGACAGTAATACTGTTACGGTTTATGTATCCAGTAATGCAGGAGATCAAGGTATACAGTTTTTAAGAGATGATTCTTCTACAACTTCTGGTGAAGGTATGGGTGCAATAGGTTTTGATACTATTGATGGAGGAGCACCAACAGATATTTTTAAATCATCTGCATTAATATCAGGTCATGCATCAGAGACTATGGGTACGGGTGATAAGGGTGGCCAAATAAGATTTTACACAAAACCAACTGATGCAGATGCTTCCACCAGTGCAACTTTAAGGGGTAAATTTAATGCTTCAGGACAGCTTATATTGGAAAGCGATCTTTCAATTGTTCAAGCTAAAAAGTTTTATCTTGATGATGTTAGCAATACGTATATCCACTCTCCAGGCTCTGATCATATAGACTTTGTAGCAGGTGGAGCAACATATCTAGCAATAGACCAAGACAATTCAAATACTGTTATTAGAGCAGATCTTTTTCTTGCAGGAAGTTCAACAACAATAGATTCCGGAGCGTATGGCTCAAATTACATAAGGCTTTTTAATAACAACGGTCACAGCTATATGGATTTCTTCGGTGGAGACATGTATTTTAGAGAAAATGGTAGTGCAGTAGGATTAATGATTGAAGATTCTACAGCTTATGTTGGCATTGGACATTCAGATCCAAATGCTCCACTAGATGTTAGAAAGAATCAATCAAATGACGCATATATAGGTATTTTTAGAAATTCAAGTTCATCTGATTCTGGAAACTCATACATACTAAACTTATGGCATTCTCAAGAAGATTCAACAAACCAATTCGATACAGGTGAGCACTGGATTCAATTTTCAGATAATAGCGGAACATTCTTAGGAGAAATTACTAGTCGAGTGACTTATACCACATTTACAGGAGGTCACGTGTCACAAATTATAAGTGGTTCAGCTGCAGACAATGAAAATGAGATGAAAGCTTGGAAGCCTGGTATGATCGTAAAAGCAACAGGAAACTTAAATGTAACTGGAAGCACTTTAGATTTAGCTTGGCCGGAAGTTACTGTTACAACAACTCAAAAAGACAAAGCTGTAATGGGTGTCTATAGTGATATAAAGCCGGGTAGTGGTTCAAATTGGGTGGGCCCATGGAATAACAAAAGCGCAGTAAGCAGTTCTACAGGAGACTGGGGTACAGGACATAATATGCATGGTTTAGATCCTGTAAAACCAGCATTGGACTATAATGCGGTTGGTGAAGGAATGATGTTGGTTACAGATACTAATGGAAATATAGAAACAGGCGATTATATCTGTTCATCTACAAGAACTGGTCACGGTGAAAAGCAAGACGATGACTTACTACACAATTACACAGTAGCAAAAGCTACACAGCCTTATAACTTTGCATCTGCTAGTAATGACGCAGACTTAGGCTATAAATCAGTACTAATTGCATGTACTTATCATTGTGGATAAAATTTTTTATTTTTTAAAAAAGTTAATAAATATATATTAACAAACTAACTTAACATAAGGAGAATACAAATGGCAGTATCTAAAAAAGTCCGAATTCCTGGCACATTTAGACTAGAGGTGGGAAACCACTCTTGTGTACACGAAGATCCAGAAGGAACTTTTGGTGGCGGATATGAATCAGGTTCTGTTGAAGATTATCTCTCTAAAAGTAAGATGTGTGTTGTAGAAGCGCCTAACGGCGGTGATGACTTTGAAATTGAATGTTTCATAGTCGCACAAAACTTCTTCACAGGATTCCCATCTTACTCAGGAGATAAGAACGCAGAAGGCTGTAAAGTATACGTTGAAGAAAAGTAGGAGAATACAATGAAAACATCATTTGATGAAATAATCGAAGTTGTCCTACACCACGAAGGCGGATATGTAAACGATCCTAAAGATCCGGGCGGTGAAACTAATTACGGAATATCTAAGCGTGCCTATCCAGATGTAGACATTAAAAATCTTACAGAAGATGGTGCTAAAGATATTTATAGAAGAGATTACTGGGAAAAGTATCGATGCGATGAGCTTTCTGAAGATCTCCGACACATATATTTTGACATGTGTGTTAATATGGGTGCTGGACGTGCAACAAAAATAATGCAAGAGACAGCAAACGCTAAAGGAGCTAATCTAAAAGTAGACGGAGGCATGGGACCAAAAACAGTAGCAGCAATGCAAAACGTAGAATTAAAAAGAGTTAGAGCGTATAGAGTAAAATACTATGCAAATCTTATCGTAAGAAAACCTGACTTAGAAAAATTCTACTACGGTTGGTTTAACAGAAGCTTAGAAGTTTAGGAGAAACATAATGGCATTAGAAGACACAATAACACCAGAAGTAAGGCCTCTTGGAAGTCCTGTAGGAAGATTCGCAGAGTCTCCCCTAGCAGCAACTTCTATGGGATCTGAAACTTATGATAATCCTGCAGATTCACTTGCAAGAGAGGGAGCATCAGTAACTGGAATACCAGGCAAAGATCCTAAAAAGCAATTTTCGCCTGTTGGAAGACACAATCAAGAATCTAGAACATTTGGAACAGGAACACCTGCTGATTTAAGTAAAAACGATCCGTTTGGCAATCTTTAGAATAAAGAATGTCAGACTACATTAAGAGGCTCGTTAATGAAGCAGTATACGGTGTAGACTGTTTAGTTTTAGATAGCACAACTATACAAGAGTTCTTAGAGTGGAGAGAAAATCTTCATGAAGTAAGTAATGTACAGAGCGTGTATTCAGACGAAGGTTTATATGACTTTTTTATTGGGTTTAAAGACTACGAAAGAATATCAAAAGACGATGCTGCTAAAGTTATGGGCTGGCCAGTTGTAAATTACATCATAGATAACAAAGCAGATGATCCATTTTATCAGATGGATATGTTAGATGATGATGAGCTTCTAGGAAGATCAAATACTGTATCTTATGGTGGCACAATTGCTACAGGTGATAGCTCTTTAAAGACAGGTGACTATAAGTGGATGAAGCAGATGGAGGGACTTATTGATACTTTAGGCTGGGAAGTCATCGATTGGATTGGGTGTGGTGTTGATAGAAAGAGTCAGGTAGTAGTCATCCCAACTAAAGATCAAAAAGTAAACGAAGCTATAAAAATATCAGTAAGAGAAACAATAAAAAAAGTTGACAACAAGTATATTGTTTACCCTGAAAAGGGTGGAAAAAGATTAGGAACACATAGCACAAAAAAGAAAGCAATGGCACAGCTAACTGCCATAGAACTTTCTAAGAAGGGTATAAAAAAAGAATCAGATGAATACACATTTGGTCCTGACTGGATACCCACTAGTTTGTCTCAAAGAAAAAAGATGAAACGCATACACAGAAAACTAAATAGAAGTATACGAGAACAAGAAAATAATATTAAAAAAATTGTTGCTGTTTATCCTGGAAGATTTCAACCATTTGGTCCACATCATAAAGAAACATATGACTTCTTAAAAAAGAGATTTGATGAAGTTTATATTGCAACAAGTAATAAACAAGGAGGCAACAGACATCCTATGAGCTTTGCACAAAAGCGAAAACATATGATAAAGATGGGAATTCCTTCAAAATCTATAGTACAAGAAAAACAGCCATATATACCTAAGGGCTTACTATCAAAGTATGATTCTGAATCAACTGCTGTGGTCTTCGCAGTTGGTGCGAAGGATGAGGGCAGACTCTCAAGTGGCAAGTACTTTAAGAAATATAGAAAAAACTATATGAGGCTAAAAGGTTACGAAGAAAACGGTTATACTTTACAGGCGCCACATGTATCAGTAAAGGTTGGGGGACAAGAAATAAGTGGTACAACAATGAGAAAGCTTTTAGGATCAGAAAAATATGATCTAAAATTAAAAAAGAAATTTTTTAAGAAAATGTTTGGTTACTTTGATCAAAAAACATTTGATCTTTTTGTCACGTCATTTAAAGAATCAGTAATTAAGTCACTTATAAAAGAAGGCGGCGCTTATGGACACATGGCACATCCTTTTGATGATTACGCTTTGACTTTTGGAGAATTAAAAGATATAATAGACTTAGGACTACAAGGCAGTTTAGATAAAGAAGAAGCAGTAACTGAAAAATTAGATGGTCAAAATATTATGATTTCAGCAATAAACGGAAAAGCTGTTGCTGCTAGAAATAAGGGCGACTTAAAAAGAGGCGGAATGAGCTTAAAAGGTGTACAGGCAAAGTTTGCTAATCATATTCCTAGTGTTAGAGATGCATTTGTATTTTCAATGAGAGATATTGCAAATGCTGTAGAAAAAATGTCAAAGAAAGATCAAGTAGCACTGTTTAATAATGGTATGAACTGGGCAAATATAGAAATTATTTATCCAGAAAATTTAAATGTAATAGACTATGATGGTCCTGCAACAATAGTTTTTCACGGTATCTTAAAATATAGTGATGCATGGGTTCCTTCTGGTGAGGTAAGATCAGGAGGAAAGAGAATAGCAGACATTATTAATAAAGTCAATAAAGGAATAAAGACTAAGTTCGCATTTAAAGGACCAAATGTAATAAAACTACATAAACCAAAGAACTATGGAAGGCTAAGGAAAAAATATATCGGATCTTTGAACAAGTTGCAGAATATATATAGACTAAAGGATAGTGATACCTTATCGTTATATCATCAACACTTTTGGTTAGAATATATTTTAAATGGCGCAAATTCTTCTGACTATAAAAATTTACCAGACAATGTTTTATATCCTCTTATGAAAAGATGGGCATTCTCTGATAAAAGTTACAAAATGACTGAAATTAATAAATTAAAAGAAGACTATCCTAAGTTTGTTGACTGGGTAAGATCAACAGAAAAAATAGATCATGCAAAAATGCTTAAAGATAATATGAAACCATTCGAAGAAATATTCTTTGGAGTTGGTGCTGAAATATTAGCAAACGCCAGTAATTATCTTAGTGCAAATCCAGAAAAAACAGCAAAGAAACTAAGAGATGATCTAGATAAAGCATCAAAAGCTTTGTTAGCTAAGAAAGATTTTTCTAATATTGACAAGCTAAAAGCACAACTTAAAAAACTAAAAGCAATGCCAGCACTAAAAAAAGCTGCACCGTCAGAAGGACTAGTGTTCAAGTATAACGGCAAAGTTTATAAATTTACAGGATTCTTTGCACCAATTAATCAAATTCTAGGTTTAGAAAAATTCTCGAGGTAGTTATGAATAGTGAAGATAGAGCATTAAAAAATATTTTACGAGGAAGACCGGTTGAAAAACCTATTATGGTCGGATACGAAGGAAAAAAGCAGAAGTCTGGAGATCAAAAGAGCAGATTAACAGATATAATGGCTGCTGCTAGAATGCCGTGGTTCTGTCCTAGCTGTAAAAAAATAATGAAAAAGAAGCTTGATAATAAAATGTGGAATTTATTTAATCATTGTTTTGAGTGTCAAATTGAAAAAGAACACGAAATGAGAACAAGAGGTGTTTTTAAGCAGTGGGAAGCAAAAAAAGTCTTAGTTAATAAAAGAAGTATTATAGAAAATCAGATAAAAGAAATACAAGAATTTATTAACATAGGTGATACAGAAATTGTAGAACCTGTCAATGTAGATACAGGATTTGTTCACGTTGAAAAATATGAATTAGATAGCAAAATAAAGAAAGAAGCAGAAGAAGCATTAGTATCATTAGATGCTGCGCTTACAAATGTCAACAAGACAATCAAGAAATTAGATGAAGAACTCGAAGAAAATTAGAGACGGAATAAAACAAGAGTATGTAAAATGTGCTCTTGATCCAATATACTTCATGAAGGAGTACTGTTATATTCAGCATCCTGTCAAAGGAAAAATGAAATTTAACTTGTATCCGTTTCAAGAAAAGACATTAGGGGCTTTAAAAGACCACGATTATAATATTATCTTAAAAGCGAGACAGCTAGGTATATCTACATTAAGTGCTGGCTACTCTCTATGGTTAATGAATTTTCATTTAGACAAAAACATATTAGTAATTGCTACAAAACAAGAAGTTGCAAAAAATCTTGTAACTAAAGTAAGAGTAATGCACAAAGAATTACCTAATTGGTTAAAACAGGGTTGTGTAGAAGACAACAAATTATCTTTAAGATATAAGAACGGATCACAAATAAAGGCAATATCATCAACAGGTGAAGCAGGTAGATCTGAAGCACTGTCTCTACTAATAATTGATGAGGCTGCATTTATTAAGAATATTGATGAGATATGGGGTGCAGCTCAACAAACATTAGCAACAGGTGGTAAGTGCATTGCATTGTCAACACCTAACGGAATGGGAAACTGGTTTCACAAGACATGGTCTTCTGCAGAAACAGGTGAAAATAATTTTAACTTTATTAGGCTACACTGGACAGTACATCCTAATAGAGGGCAGCAGTGGAGAGATGATCAAAATGCGCTATTAGGACCAGACATGGCAGCACAAGAATGTGACTGTGACTTCATAAGCTCTGGACAAACTGTAATACCTGGCCCTATCTTAAAAGAGTATCAAGACAATTTTGTAACAAAATATACAGAAGATAGATACGGTGGAAATATGTGGATATGGAAACATCCAGAGCCTAGTAAAAAATATTTAATGTCTGCTGATGTTGCTCGTGGTGATGGAGCAGACTATTCTGCATTCCACATACTAGATTTAGAAACACTAGAGCAGGTTGCAGAATATAAAGGAAAAGAAGATACTACAAGATATGCAAGTATATTAATGTCTGTAGCCACAGAATATAATGATGCCTTACTGGTTGTTGAAAATAACAATGTAGGTTGGGCAGTTTTACAGTCACTTATAGATAGAGACTATAAAAATTTATTTTGGATGAAAAAAGATTTAAAGTATGTTGACGCAAATAAGCAACATACAAACAAATATAGAAATGAAAACAAGTATATGGTGCCGGGATTTACAACAAGTATGAAAAGCAGGCCTCTAATAATTGAAAAGCTGGCACAATTTATTAGAGAGAAGTCAATTAAAATTAACTCAATAAGATTGGTAGAGGAATTATTTGTTTTTATATTTAATAATGGGAAAGCGGAAGCTCTTAAAGGATACAACGATGATTTGGTTATGAGTATGGCAATAGGACTTTGGATAAGAGAAACCGCACTAAAACTACATGCAGAAAATATTGCTCTACAAAGAGAAGCAATAAAAGGCGTAGATGCAAATTCAGGTGTCTATACCGTAGAGGAAGAAGAAGACTACGGTTGGAAGCAACATGTAGGAGACAAAAAAGAATCACTAACTTGGTTAATATAATATGGCAAAACAAGATACATTTTACGATAGAATACAACGCTTATTTTCATCAAATGTTATAGTAAGAAACATAGGTGGAAAAAAGCTAAGAGTTATAGACACTGATGAAATTCAGGCTGGCTCTAAATCTTTAATGGATAGATACCAGAGGATGTTTTCAACACAAGGATCTGGTGGCTACATGCAATTTGCAGGTGAGCTAGCAAAATCACAAAGACTGGCATTATTTAGAGACTATGAAGCAATGGATGATGATTCTATAATATCATCAGCATTAGACGTATACGCAGATGAATCAACAATGAAATCTGAGTATGGCAATGTTTTAGAAATACAGTCTAATAACTCACAGATACACGAAATATTACATAACTTATTTTATGATATTCTTAATATAGAGTTTAATTTATGGCCGTGGATAAGAAATCTTGTAAAGTATGGTGACTTTTTCTTACATTTAGAAATAAAAGAAAAATATGGAATTATTAATGTTGCGCCATTTTCACCTTATGATATGGCAAGGATAGAAGGATATGATCCTGAAAACCCACACGCCGTAAAATTTGTAATGGATGCATCAGACCCATCAGGTGGCGGCGGAAGAAAATCCAGAACAGAATTTGAAAATTTTGAAATAGCACACTTTAGAATGTTATCAGATTCGAACTATATACCTTACGGAAAGTCTATGATCGAAGGGGGTAGAAAAGTTTGGAAACAATTAAGTCTTATGGAAGATGCTATGTTGATTCATAGAATTATGAGAGCACCGGAAAAAAGAATTTTTAAGATTGATATTGGTAACTTACCACCAAGTGAAGTAGACAGCTACATGAAGCGTATTATGGACAAGATGAAAAAAGCTCCTGTTGTAGACGAACAAACAGGTCAGTATAATTTAAAGTATAATATGCAAAACATTACTGAAGACTTTTATCTACCAGTTCGTGGTGGTGATAGCGGAACTCAAATTGAATCACTACCTGGCTTGACTTATGAAGCTGTTGAAGATATTGAGTACTTAAGAAATAGAATGCTAGCTGCATTAAAAATACCAAAAGCTTTCTTAGGATATGAAGAAGGAATAGGGTCAAAAGCAACACTTGCTGCAGAAGATGTTCGTTTTGCAAGAACAATAGAAAGAGTCCAGAGAATAGTTATCAGTGAGCTAACTAAAATAGCAGTAGCTCATTTATATTCTCAGGGATATACAGATGCCGCATTAGTTGATTTTGATTTGAACCTAACAAATCCTTCTACAATATATGAGCAAGAAAGACTAGAACTATGGGAAAAGAAAAATACTATTGCCAGAGATATGAAAGCAGAAGCACTAGTATCTAAGCAATGGATATATGATAATGTATTTAACTTTACTGCAGAGGATATTTCAAAAATACAAAAAGAAGTAATTGAAGATAAGAAGCAAGAATTTAGACTTTCAACAATAGAAAATGAAGGATCTGATCCTGCAAACCCACCACAGTCAGACCAAATGGATAGTTCTCCTAGAAAAAAAGAGAAGAAAAAAGAAGATGAGAAAAGAGTATCTAGCAGAGACGTTGAAGACAGAGAAACTTATGGTGTAAGAGATGTGTTGGGTAAGTATGATTATGCTCATTCAACAAAAAAAGACAATACACCTAGCATAGGCCATAATCATAGAAAAAGCCCACTAGCGTTAGCACACTTTGACAGAATCAAAAAAGATTTTGAAAACAAAGAGAAGAAAATGCTTAATGAGGTAGAAAAAATTGAAGATAAGCTGGAGAATAAAAATAATGGCAAAAACAAATAACTTTATATTTATAGACGATAACTTAGCTAAGGGTTTAAATGAAGCATTCTAAATACAGAAATACAGGGCTTTTATTTGAATTGCTGACAAGGCAAATTACTACTGACATTTTAAATAATGAAAGCAGTTCTAAAGCATCAGCAATACTAAAAAAGCATTTTAATAAGAAATCACAACTTTTTAAAGAGAACCAGCTTTTTAATGTTATACTTGAGTCTAAGTTCAAAGACGAAAATAAAGCAACTCATCTTGTAGAGACAACACAAAAAGCATATTCAAAAGTTATTAATTTAAAGAATATTAAAATAGAAAAGTATAACTTAATAAAAAGTATAAAAGAAAATTTTAATTTAGAAGATTTTTTCAAGTCTAGAGTAACTAATTATCGACTTCTTGCAGCTATACATAACGTTATATCTGAAAATTATGAAAATCCAGTTGTAAGTTCTAAAAGCCACTTTACACTTTTAGAGTATATGACAAGGAAATCAGAGAGTAAAGAATCAGAAATACTTCAGTCTCTTAGAAAAGAAAATAAAGACTTAAGACATATAACATATAAGATTCTTGTAGAAAAATTTAACAACAAATATAAGTCTCTTAATAAAGAGCAAAAAGATGTACTAAGAGAATACATAAATAATATTACCAGCACATCAGGCCTTAGCGACTTTTTAGAGGGCAGATTTAAAGACATATCTTTTAATCTTAAAAAGCAGCTTCCAAAAATAGAAGATAAAGTCATTAAGATAAAAATTAAAGAATGTATTAATTTAGTTAACAAAACAAAATTTAAAAATACAGAATCAACTGTAAATGTACTAAAGCTGATGAGATTTTATCAGTTATTAGAGGATGTAAAGAATGCAACTAGATAAGCTAAGAGAGTTTATAAGAGAGCTTATTAAAAAAGAACTAGCAGAAGCCAGTGTTACAGGTGGAATTGATGGAGGTGCAGGACAGCCAAAAACACCTTACGCATTTAAAAATCCAAAAGATGACGATAAAGATGAAGACGAATTAAAATTATCAGATGGTATGTCAATTGTAAAAGAAAATTACTACGCATGGAGAAATGATGACTCTATGTCAACAAAGCAAAAATTAGCAAAGTCTATGACAGAAATAAGAGATGGTATAACAATGCTAGAAAGAGCAGTAAAATATAATGTTAAACTTAAAAACGAAATGAGATTTGAGTCTGATAGCTATATGAAACGAACAAAAAACGCTCTTGGTAAAATATCAGAAAAACTTTTAAGACTTTCAGCAAGAGTAAAGGACATGGTATAATGGAAAAACAATTATTAGTCAACACAATTCCTTTTGATATATCAAGAGAGAAGATTCAAGAGTCTATAAATACTAATGGCAAGCTTGTTGTGAAGGGTGTATTACAAAGAGCAGAAGCTAAAAATCAAAATGGTAGAGTTTACCCAAGAGAAATACTCGTAAGAGAGGCTAAAAAATACACATCTGAGTTTATAAAAGAACGAAGAGCTATGGGTGAATTAGATCATCCAGACTCATCAGTAGTTAATTTACAAAATGTATCACATAATGTATTAGAAATGCATTGGTCAGGAAATGATTTAGTAGGAACTGTTGAAGTCTTATCCACACCAGCAGGAAACATTTTAAAAGAATTATTTAAAGGCGGAATCAAATTAGGTATAAGCTCTAGAGGCTTAGGATCAATAAAACAAGAATCTGCAGGTGATGAAGTACAAGGCGACTTTGAATTAATAGCATTCGATTTCGTATCAAACCCTTCAACACACGGCGCTTTTCTAAGTCCAGTTAATGAATCAGTTCAAAAAGTTGATCGTAAGTGGACAAAAGTAGAGACATCAATAAGAAATATTTTAACAGGAAAATAATATGAAGCTAAAAGACATTATAAAAGAAGAACTAGGTGGATTCGTAGGTTTATCACCAATTCATAAGTTAGAAAGCAAAGTTGTTGAACAAGACAATGCTTCCCTTCTTAAAATTGCCAAAGAGTTAGTAGCAAAAGAACAAGACGATAAGCTTATGAATAGAGAAGATCTTATAAGTAGTGTCAATGAGTTTTCTTCATATGGTCCGTCAATATACAAAAAGCATAATCTTGCTGAAGTAGCTAAAAAGTTTAGTGAAATCGCAGCAGCAGCACAAAAACATGTTGTTTCTGAAACAGAAGATTGGTTTGATAGAGTTACAGTTCAGAGAAATATGACTGATCTTAAAAAACAGGCAGGCCAATTTAATAAAATTGCTAATGAAGCACAAGCAATGCAAGACAGGATGGCAGCTTTATATGAAGATATGGGCGGAATATTAAATCGTTATTTTGAAATTAAAGAGATACAAAAAGAGGACTAAATGGCTATAGAAGTTAAGGTTATAAACAACAAGATAGAGTTTGCACTTAGAAAATTTAAAAAGAAAGTAAAAGATTCAGGTATACTACATGAATTACAAGAACGTCAGTTCTATGTAAAACCCTCAGCAATAAAAAGAGACAGAAGAGCTAAGGGTAGATTAAGGGCACAAATACGTTCAAAAAAAGCGTTACTTTAAAATATATCTAGTATATTTATATCTAAATCTAATGCACCTACATTCGTTAGGTGTTCCTAATTAATCGAACCTGATTATAGTTCCCAATAACTATACAATGTAAAACCTCTTAAAGGAGAATCCAAATGGATAAATTATTGCAAGATGCAATTGCTGATGCAAAAGCAGTACGCGAAACTGCGTTAGCAAATGCTAAACTAGCACTCGAAGAGGCCTTTACTCCACATCTGAAATCAATGCTTTCTAAAAAGCTACAAGCTGAAACAGAAGGCGAAGATGAGGAATCACACGATGAGAGTGTCGAAGTAGAAGAAGCTATGGAAGACGAAGACGAAGAATCTAAGGACGAGTCCGTAGAGGAAACGAATGAGGAAGCTGTAGAAGAAACTATGGAAGACGAGGATGAAGAGAAGAAGGACGAAGTATACAATGACGAAGAAATGGAAGACGAAGGTATGCATGATGAAGAAATGGAAGACGAAGAGTCTGAAATGGAAGACGAAGCACCTGAAGATGACGAAGACGACGACATTGGCGAAGTCCTTAAGCAGTTAGAGGCCGAAATGGCTGACGAAGATGAAGATCATAAAGAAGAAGGCTACCACGGAGAAGAAGAAGACGAGAAAGATGAGTCTGTTTCTGAAGAAATGGAAGACGAAGATGAAGACATGGATGAAGAAATCGATCTTGATGAGATCATCAAAGCTCTAACTGAGGAAGATGAAGAAGAGGAAGAAGAAGAAAAAGCTGAAGAAGCTATGGTACCTGCTGCTGAACTCGATGAGTACAGACAAACAGTACAGTATCTGAAAGATAAGCTTTCTGAAGTTAATCTTCTTAACGCAAAGCTACTTTATACTAACAAGTTATTCAGAAGCAGAAATGTATCTGAAGAGCAAAAGATGAAAGTTATCGAACAATTTGACAGAGCTGCTAACGTACGCGAAGTTAAACTTGTTTTTACAACTTTCGCTGAATCTATTGCACGTAAGCCTGTTAATGAGTCAGCTAAGCGCGTTTCTAAAGCTTCTAAACCAGTAGCTTCTACTGAATCTAAAAAACCGATCATCGGTGAAAATACGGACTTCAAAAGCCGTATGAAGAAACTAGCTAACATTATTTAATTGGAGAAACTCAATGTCTTATAACAATCAATTGAAAGACGTAATGGGCGGATACAATCCTCATAATGAGCTTCTATCTTCCTCTCGTAAATTGGTTTCTAAATGGGAGCCAACAGGTCTTTTAGAAGGTCTAAATACAGAGAGTGAAAGTGCCGGTATGGCTGTTCTCTTGGAAAACCAAGCAAAACAGTTAATCGACGAAGCTTCACAGGTGGGAACTTCAGCAAATCAAGAACAGTGGAGCGGTGTTGCTCTACCATTAGTTCGTAGAATTTTTGCTGAACTATCATCACAGGAATTTGTTTCTGTTCAACCAATGAACTTACCTAGTGGTCTAATTTTTTACTTAGACTTCAAGTATGGTTCAACACAACAGGCTGGAAAATTACACGCGAAGAGCACAGATCTTCACGGTAATACTTCTAGTTCTGGCGACCCTAGTGGCGGTCTTTATGGCGCCGGTAAATGGGGTTATTCTATAAATGACAAGAACGCATCAGCTACAGTTGCTATCGCAGCTTCTGCATCTGCTGCAGACGTACGTCATGACGCTAACCTATCAGCTTCTGCTGTTGCTGGTGAACTTTCACTAGTTACTTTTACAGCTCCTGCTGATGGTGACAAAGACGGTGTCAAGGCATGGTCAATTACTGGTTCAGCTGCTGTTAAAGTTGCTGCATTCTATCCAGCATTCACATCTATTAGCGGTAATACCGTTACTATGATCGTTTCTGGTTCGCTTGCTAATACTAACACAGTTGACGTACAGTATCATGCTGCACCTGGTGAAACATCACGTGGTGACTTCGAAACTTCATTTGCTTCTGAAGGATCTAATCCTGAAGAAGACAATATAGGTATACCAGAAGTCGACATACAGATGAAGTCAATCGCTATTACTGCAAAAACACGTAAGTTAAAAGCTGTATGGACTCCTGAGCTAGCTCAAGACCTTAACGCTTATCACGCTGTTGATGCTGAAGCAGAATTGACTGCTATGCTTTCTGAATACGTTTCTATGGAAATAGATTTGGAAATCATCGACATGTTAAAACTTGGTGCTTCTGCTAAAACCGAAAACTGGTCTGCTAAAGTTGGTTATGAAATCAACGCTGCAGGTTCTGCTTTCGAAAGCACAGCTGCTAACGCTTCTGCTTACACAAAAGGTGAGTGGTTCCAAACTCTTGGTAACAAGATACAGTCAGTTTCTAATGCAATCCACAAGAAGACATTACGTGGTGGTGCTAATTTCATGGTGATCTCACCTGAAGTTGCTACTATCATCGAGTCTATCCCAGGATTCGCTAGCGATTCTGATGGGGACGCAACTAAGTCCTACGCAATGGGTGTACAGAAGATTGGTGCATTAAATAACAGGTTTAACGTTTATAAGAACCCATACTTACAAGATGATCAGATTCTTGTTGGTTTTAGAGGTGCTCAGTTCCTTGAAACAGGTGCTGTTTATGCTCCTTACGTTCCTATGATCTTAACACCAGTTGTTTATGATCCAACTAACTTCACTCCTCGTAGAGGCGTGATGACAAGATATGCGAAGAAGATGGTTCGTCCGGAATTCTACGGTCTTGTTAACGTTGCTGATTCAGGACTTGTGTAAGCTAATTTAGCTTTTTAAGTCTTAATCTAGAAAAAGGGGCTCTTGTTTGGGCCCCTTTTTTGTTTTCGTAATCTATTCCCAATTACACGATATTTATAAAAGGAAACATTTCTAATCGGAGAATAAAATGGCAGTAACTATATGGTCAGGAACCAGCACTTTCGCTGCAGGTCAAACTCCTTATGGATTTTATGACACTGATAACGCATTCACATCATCAGCAGATCAGTTTGCAGACTGGTCAGCAAAAAGATTAGGTTATCCAATAGTAGATGTTGAAATGCAGTCAGGATCTTTTTATGCATGTTTTGAAGAAGCAGTTACAGAATATTCTGCTCAAGTCAATCAATTTAATATAAGAGATAACATGCTTCATTTGCAAGGTCAATCAACAGGATCTGAGCTGACAGGTAGAAAAATAACACCTACTTTAGGAAGAACAATATTTTTAAGTCAGCAATATGGAACAGAAGCAGGAGCAGGTGGTTATGTTGACTGGAAAAAAGGTAGTATAAGCGTTGTAAGCGGAAGTCAAGAATACGACTTAAATTCATTATACTCAGAAGTTTCTGAATCTGGCAAGGCAATAGAAATTAAAAAAGTTTATCATGATGCACCTGCAGCAGCAAATAAGTATTATGATCCGTATGCAACTACAGGTACAGGAACTGCAAATTTTGTAGATGGATTTTTTGGAACAGGACAGTTTTCTCCTGCTGTATCATTTGTAATGATGCCAGTATTTGAAGATTTATTAAGAATGCAAGCTATAGAATTAAATGATCAAATGAGAAAGTCTGCTTATTCTTTCACTCTAATTAATAATAAGCTGAGTATCTTTCCGAACCCAACAACAGACTATAAAGTATGGTTCGACTATATTATTACAGAAGAAAGAAATAATACTCTAATAACAGGAAGCGGAGAACCTGAGTTGGGGTCTGTAATATCTGACTATTCAAATGCACCATATAATAATATGACATACGAGTTTATAAATGATGTAGGAAAACAGTGGATTAGAAAGTACGGATTAGCTCTTTGCAAAGAGCTTCTTGGCAACATAAGAAGTAAATTTGGTGCAATTCCAATACCTAATTCAGAGGTTAATATGGATGGTGAGACACTAAGATCAGAAGCAGCCACAGAAAAAGAAGGTCTAATTGCAGAATTAAGAGAGACCTTAGAACAGACTAGTAGAAAAATTCTAATGGAAGCTGATAGTGAAGAAAGCACAAGATTACAGGAGAAGCTTAACAAAGTACCACTTAATATCTATATAGGATAATTTAATGGCTGGTAGATTTATAAGAACAAGAGACTTAGAATTCTTTGACACAGTAAACAAAGAATTAGTAGGAGATCCTGTCAATTCAAAAGACGGGATTATTAATCAAGAAGTCGTAATATACAAAGTAGACATATACGAAACATCTACTAATATCTATGGTGAAAGCTCATCTGGTAGAACATATAAAAAAGGTGTTAAGTTAAACTGTATCATAGAAGCAGAGGATTTTGATTTTGAAACTACAGAATTCGGACCTGATTTAAATCAGAGCGGTACATTTTCTTTTTTAAGACAATCATTAATAGATGCAGGAAATTTTGTTCCAGATATTGGCGATGTAATTGACTGGAATTACACATATTGGGAAATTAGTTCAATAAACGAGAATCAGCTCGTTGGAGGAATGCAAGAAAACAATCATTCAGTAGTTTTATCTGCTTATTTATCAGAACCAACGAGGCTTAATATACAAAGACTGAGGTCTAGCTAATGCCTAAGATAATACCACCTCAATTACAAACTAAACAAGATAAGATAAATAGAGGAAACGAGGTAAGAAGAGACACTGACAAAACTAGAAATATTTCAGTTGGCCTTTTAGAAGTAGATTCCGCACTATTTTATTATTTTGAACACGTTATAAAACCAGAAATTGAAGAAGCAGGTGAAACTGTAAAAGTACCATTAGTATATGCAAACGCAGAAAGATGGAAGTCAATAAGAAAAGAAGGTTACACAAGAGATCATAAAAATAAAAGGCTTACACCAGTTATAGCATTTAGAAGAACAAGCTTTGCCAAAGATACTAATATGCCAGTAGATAAGCTAGACCCTTTAAATCCAAAAATACACAGGACATATCAAGCACAGTATACAAGAGAGAATAGGTACGATAAGTTTTCTGCAACACAAGGAATTATACCAAAAAATGAATATTATTCTGTAGCAGTACCAGACTATGTAACTTTAAGCTATGACTTTATAATATGGACAAATTTTACAGACCAGATGAATAGCATAGTTGAAAAGATTAACTGGTCAGAAGGGTCTTACTGGGGTGATGAAAGTAAATTTAAGTTTAGAGCGACAATAGATAGTTTTGAAGACGCAAGTGAGTATGAGACAGCAATAAGAAATATAAAGACAAATTTTTCTGTAACAATCTACGGCTACTTATTGCCAGAAACATTTAGTAATATAACAACAACAGAAAAATACTTTACAAAAAAGAAAATAATGCTTAACGAGACAGCAGAATGAGCAAACTAGTACCAGTAAATAGACAAGTCAGAACTGACAAAGTCAACAGAGGCAGAGAACTAACTCGTACAGGTGATAAAGTAAGAGGCGTTACAGTTGGCTTGCAAGATATTGACTCTGCATTATTTTGGTATTTTGAAAATATTATAAAGCCTGATATAAGAGAAGCAGGAGAAAGAGTAAAAGTACCAGTAATTTATGCTAATCCTGAAAGATGGGCTTCAATACAAAGGTATGGATTTATAAGAGACAATAAAAGAAAAATTATGGCTCCTGTTATAGCTTTTAGAAGAACTTCTATGACTAAAGATACAAACATACCTGTAGATAAATTAAACGCGACTGATCCTAAGATTCACTATATTATGCAGTCACAATATTCAAAAGTCAACAGATACGACAAATATTCTGCAACAAGAGGAAAAATTAAAAAACATGAAATGTACTCAGTTGCAGTTCCAGACTATGTAGTATTGTCTTATGACTTTACTGTATGGACAAACTATACTGATCAGATGAACGGTATAATAGAAAAAATAAATTGGTCAGAGGGTTCTTACTGGGGTGAAGAGGGAAAGTTTAAATTTAGAGCAAACATTGATAGCTTTGAAGATGCAAGCGAGTTTGATTCTAATATAAGAAATATAAAGACAAATTTTTCTGTAACACTCAACGGTTATCTTTTGCCAGATGCTTATCCTCCAACAGCTGACACAACACAACAGTTTATCACGCCTTCTCAATTGACAATGAACGAAAATGGTGACTCTACAATACTTAGTGGAGACGAATCATTGCCGGGTGATGGGACAACAATATTACCAAATAATCCTGGCGGAGTTCAAAATACAACTACAGGCACAGGTGCATCACAAGGAACATTTGGTGAGACACTCACACTCCAAGCAGGCTCAAACTTAGTTTTTTCAGACATCTTATTTGATGGATCTAATCCAGTCACTGCAACAATAGCAATGTCAGATACGCCTGTCTTTACATCAGTGTCAGCATCTTCATTCTCTTCAGAGGGAACAGCATCTTTTGCAGCATTGGTTGTTGACGGTGATGCTGTTGGTCCTGGACAAGAAATTGATGGTGGTACTTTTTAAAAAGTTTAATACTTATCTATAAGGCTATATAGCCGCAAACATATGAGTATATACTCATTCAAATAACTTAGGAGTGCTATTAGATAATGGCTCAAACTGTTAAGATAAGAAGATCCGCAGTAGCGCATAGAGTACCAGATACTAACTCACTTGAATTAGGAGAGTTAGCTGTCAATACTAAAGATGGTAAACTCTATTTTGTAAAAGAAGATGGAGACAAGTCTGTAGAACAAATTCTCACAACGTCTTCAAATATTACAGGATCTTTGCAAATCGATCAACTTACATTAAATGATTCATTTAGTTATGGAAATACAGTTTGGAACGAGACTAGCGGCATTAATCAACTATCAGGGTCGAGCTTTCAGTTCAGGTCTGGAACACCTCCAGAACTACAGATACATAATGGTAACGATGAAGTTATCTTTAAAGTAGATGACAAAGTAGTTGTACTAGGTGAAAGAGATACAACACCAGCAGCAGTTGCAGGAGGAATGTTTTACTCAGGCAGCGGTGAATGGTTTCTTGGATTTGAATAGTATATATAAAAAAAAGAATTTATTGTATAATAAAACAATATTTATACATAGAACTAGATTTGCTTAATAGGAGAATATAATGGCAACATGGAAAAAAGT